GCTATTGTATTACTTCTGTCCACCGAATGCGCCTAGTAAATTGCCACTAACCGATAACTCCTTGCCACCTTTGCCAGTATGTTCGAGCGATGCGCGGGCAACGTAGCCTCTGGTTCTTTCTAGCAACCATGCGCTACCTTGCCAGCCATTGCCGCATGATCGAACAACCGACGTAAGTTCTAGCTCGCCTTCGAACTGGGCTTGCTTGATGGCGTTGGCAAAGTCCGGATGCCGAGCTAGGTACAATTGCCAGCCTTGCCCGCCATCGAAGAAACCACAGCCAATGGCGATCCTTTCCAACGGGATGCCGAGCTTTGCCGCTTCAATAGCTTTTTTTGTAATCTCGGCAGAAAGGATTTTGAGTGGCCTTCCTACCTTCGCCTTGGGCTTTTCGATCACCAGGTTCTCGCCTTCCTTTTCCTTCGCCTTCGCCTTCGCCTTCGCCTTCATCCCCTTTCAATAGCTCAAATAATTTTTCTTTACCTTTTCCGTTGCCAATCGTCAGCAACTGTGTCTTCCTTTGCGTACGCCCTCCAATTATGGGCACTCTCAAATCATGAAACTTAAACCCTTCCTCTCAGCCCTCGCGCTCCTAATCGGAGCGTTCCTCGTAATCTCCGCCCTCGCGCTCTGCGTCGCAGAGTTCCTAGTGGGAGGTTCCCTTTGACTCTCTACCGTTGCAACGGCTTTCGAGCGGTTCGCGCCGAAGGCATCGCCGCCGCCGCTGAGATTTTCGCGAAACGTGCCGCTCGCCGCGCATTCGGTCGCCGCGGTTACGTCCGAACTATGGTTGAAGATTCCTACGTGCCGAATCTCTCGATTGTAGAGTTCGCCGCTTTCATTGGCTACAGCACGGGCCGCAACGAAACTACCGGTCATAACGTCCGTTTCACTGTAGTGCATGGGGGTGACAAGTGAGCAACGGCTTCATTCTCCACGAGGATCGCGACCGAGTGATCATCGCGACCGGCTTTGAAACTCCGAGCGATAACCGGAAAACGGGTGATATGATCCAAATTTGGATCCTAGTCCGATCTGTGAGCCCTACCGAAGCGATCCGGACGGGCTTGGATCGGCTTATCTGTGGATCTTGCGTCCATCGGGGCGACGGTCACGGTGGCGATCGTTCGTGTTACGTCAATGTTGGCCAAGCACCACAAGGGATTTGGAAGTCGTGGCGGGCCGGAAACTACCCTTTGCTGCGTTCCCTCGAAGCTTTCACTGGCCGCAAAGTCCGCTTCGGCGCATACGGAGATCCCGTGCATATCCCTTTGAGCCTCGCGCTTGCAATTGCCGGCGTCGCTTCCGGTCACACAGGCTACACACACCAATGGAGAAAACCCTCCCTCCAAGGATGGAAAACCCTCCTTATGGCCAGTGTGGACAGCATCGCGGAGCTTGTGATCGCTCGGTCAATGGGCTGGTCAACCTTTCGCGTCGGCTCCGAAGCTTCGATCGGCGAATCCCTTTGCGCTTCCGATCGCGATGGAACCCCATGCGCCATTTGCCAACTATGCGCTGGGAACCGAAACGGTCTCGAGTCTGTCCACATACCGCCACACGGAAAGGGTGCTGGTCACTTCGTTGAAGCCTGAATTCTCCGGGAGACTCCACAGGAAACTGTGGGGTCCGCCGGGTAATTGACGCCCGATTCAAATAATGAAAACCAAAGTAAACCCCTACCTCATCACAGCCACCGAAGCTCTTGAAAACGAAGGGTTCACACCCGCTACCCTCGAGGACTTCACCCGTAACGCCATGTGGGAAGCGACATCGCCCGCTTGCTGCACCGAAGGGTGTGTGGTGGAACCCGATGGCGCTTGTTCCCACGGGTGCCCGTCCATTCTCATCGCGCTAGGGCTGATTTAATGAAGCCCCTCTTAAGAGTCCTTGGCTATTTAGCCCTGTGTTTACTTTTCACCCTCCTCCTCATTCTCTCAGCCCTTGCGGGCAACGGTAAGTAAATCCCAAGCCATTCACCACGCCCCGTAGGTTCACCCCTACGGGCTTTTCTTTGCCCGTGTGGTCTCATCACCCCGCCCGCCGCCTTCCTTCCTTCCTAGGGCCCGCTTGCCGCTTGTCTTCCTAGTTGGCCAATCAACCCCCCCCCTTGTGTGTCGGTTCCCTTGGATCGGTTCCCCCTTCCTTCCTTTGCCCATAGTCTCGGATCCGGATTTGACACTAGCCCGCTAGGATACCCCCTAGGACATCGAGTGTCCCACCCCGCTATTTGCATAGCACTCCAAGGTAAGACATTCCATGTCCCACCCCGTTACATCCACTGCGACCTTGCCGGTATCACGCGATCTCATGGTGCGGTATTCGGGATTCTCCATACGCCATACGGAATTCGGAATTCGGAAATCCAGAATCGGAAATCCAGAATCGGGAATCGGGAAATCCGGAATCATGGTGCGGTCGAGTAGGCCAATCCAAGCAGTCCCCATTCTAAGCGACGATACCCCCGTTCCGCTCCCTACACTCCATCCGAGTATCAAACGCGCTCCTAGACCCCTCCAAGCTCCAGCAATCGACATCCATATCCATCCATCACAACCACCTTATACCCGATACTTCGTAATCAGTTGGGGTTCGCAATAAATGCCGCCGCCGCGGGGGGCGTAAGTCCCCCAAAAGCGTAGCGGCGCAGCATTTATTGACTCCCTTTTAAGGGAGTATGGAACTCCCTTTTAGGGGAGATAGCGGGGGGGGCTGGGAACTTTGTGCTACCGTGATCGGAAGTTCCTTTTGGATACTTGACGGGTGTCTTGAGACATGTGACCTTGGTTCTCTCATGAGTTACTTAGACAACGGTTCCACCTTACGCGCCATGTTCCGCCTGATGCCGCCCATGCGGCACGATGCCGATCCGACACGATCCGAGGTTGTGGCCCACATCCGCGAGAATATGAGGTGTGAATTGGGCCGTGCGATTCGTGCGTTTGATTCGATGCGCCATCTGAAGAGCGCGGTGTTGATATACGATCGTATCCATCGTCAGTGGCGTGGATGTGATTGGGTGCCTGCCGAGGAGGTGGACAAGATATCACTATTGATGAGTGTTGTTACGGAGTTGAAGCGTGATATATCGTCATTGAGATCGGAGCTTCGGAAGGTGAAGAACGAGATGGTCTTGTTGCGCCGGCGCAAGGGTGGCAGGAAGGATGAGGAGGTGGCCGACTCGCAGGATGATCCGGAACCCGAGCAGCAACAAGCCGCTCCCCCCGAAGAGAAAGCGGCTGATGGAGAAGACTGGTGGAAAGCTATGCGCGCCGCCTTGGCCGATGTGGAGGTGGTTGCGGCTCCTTCAGTTGCGCCCCGGTCATTAGCATCGGGTTCCACTGCTCCCACAGAATACCCTTGGGAGAATGACGAAGATGAAGTGAGCTAGACTGGAGCCGCGATCCGCGCTTGCAGAAGGCCAACTGGAACCTTCTAGGTTTGTTTTGGCCTACCTCATGCAGAACGGCTATCTCACGCGCCCAGTTGGCGAGTTCGGAGGAGCCGAAGCCTGAGTGGGCCAGTTCCATTGTGGTGAGTGGTTCGCCGCCATCCTTACGCTGAGGTTTGGCAACGTGATGCATCCAGATCCAAGCGACCTTGGTCTCGTGTAGGATGGGCTGGAGTTTGTTGCGAAGGAACACGCTGACCTCGCCCTGGTCGCTGAGATCGCCGCCGAAGTAGCTGAAGAGTGGATCGGCCACGATGACATCGAGCTTGGATTTGTGGATGAACCGGCGGGCGTAGGCGAGGAACTGGTCGCCGGTACGGACGGCTTCGGTGCGGAAGTGGAGGTTTTCTTGGAGGATAGCGATCTCGCTGACGCTCATGTTGAGTCCTTTGATGACCCCGCGGAAGGCTTCGGCGAGGTCACCCTTGTCGTTCTCGGCCTGGATGACTCCGATCTTCAATCGCTTCACCGGCTTGATCCCGAAGAATTCGAGGCCGAGGCACCAGCGGATGACGATCTGCATCATGAGGCTGGACTTCCCGATACCGGTTCCACCGCTGACGATCATGGAGGAGCCGCGGGTGAGCCAGCGTTTGCCGATCAGGTTGTCGGGATCGTTGTCTGGATCGAAGTTGATGAGGTCTTTGATCGAGACCACCGTGGACTTGTCATCATCGGTTTCGCGTGAGGTGAGGTAGTCTTCCCATGAAGCGGAGCCGAGGTTAGTGGCCAACAGCTTTTGCTGGGATACAGGACTCCGCCATGCGCCGGGGAGCCGGGAGTAGCGCGAGGGGTTCTTGTTCTTGGCATCGATGCCTGGGATCGACGAGTAGATGATATCCCGGCGGATGTCCCATTCCTTGCGGTTGGGCGCATCTACGCGGACCCAGGCATGGATACTCTTACCACCGGAGTCGATGAGTACGGTGATGGGTAGGCCCGAATCGCGGAATAGCTTCTCCTGTTCAGCCTTGGGCTTGTCATCGAACTCCACCAGGACATGGCGGTACGCGCTGACATCGTTGTCGCTGCCGCTGTAGAGGTTGGGCCGGAAGGGGTTGATGCGAACGAAGATCCCCTCGCGTTCCGGTGATAGGATGCGGGATGCCGGATCATCGAAGCGGGCGATCCATTCCTCGATGGGGATGAATGATCCAGCAGTAACTGGCCTACCCTCTTCGACCGCATCACAGATACAGACCACCTCGGTGGGAGCGAAGGCGGCTTGAAGGAACCGCTTGAACTCGCTGGCTTGAGGATCGGGCGCAACCGCTGGTGACGGCCTCTTGAAGGAGACCTTGGTGATATCGAAGGGAGCGGTTGAGGGGGATACCCCTGATTGAAGGAGATGGCCGGCTGGTTTGGAGTGAGACTTGGAAGCGGCCTCGCGGAGCTTGTGGATGAGTTCGCGATCGGACCAAGGTGGTTGGCAGGATTGATTCCAGTTGGATAGCAGGGCTAGAGAGTCCGCCTCGGATAGCTGGAAGCCGTGTACGAGGCCGACGGCAGCGGTGTAGGTAGTTGAGTGTCCGGACTGACCGGAGACGGCTGGCGGCACCTTGGAAAGCCAAAGGGCCGCACGTTGGTGCGGTGTCATTGTCGTTGTTTGTTTGGGACCGATCGTTGGGGGCTACTTCATTTTGTCTATCTTCATCAGCCGTTTGATGGCTTGGGTTTTGGGGGAATAGGTTCCGGTCTTTTTGGTGCTGGGCTTGGCGGCGTAGGCGGCGGGCTTGGATTTAGCTTTCTTCACAGGGTTTGAATTTGGTGTGGAATTCCGAGGTGAGGCGAACGTAGATGTTGCTGCCTCTTTGGTAGATGATGACGGGAGCTTTGAGTTCTGCGAGCCGATACTGGCCAACATGAAGGACCGTGACTATGACTCCAGGGTTGGATCGATTGACGAACCGGGAGGGTGGGAGAGCTGAGGGATTTTCCATATGCGACGTTCTATTGGTTCGGGGTAAGCGATCCAGCCTTTAGCGATGCCCCAAGCAATTATCTGAGCGGACTGCTCGATGAGCCGGCGGTTCTCATCGGTGATGATGGTTCGTTCTTCTTCGGTTATGGGACCAGGTTTCTTGTTATTTGAGAGGCGGGATTCGTACCAGGGTTGCTCTTGCCTTGGGGTCTTCATGAGGTGATGAGGCGAGCCAAGATACAGTTGCAGTAGGAACCCTTGGTCTTGGCGTTGCATCGACCATGATGCACAGGGTTGGAGATGATGTGTGCTGTAAGGTCGCTCGTGAGCTGGACCAGCTCAAGGAGACGAGTGGATGCTTCTGCACAGAGCGCATTGGGGATTCCATCTTGGGTATCTAGTTCGGCTGATAGGATATTGAGCGCGTTGACGAGGTCGTGTGTTGAGGACTGTTTCATTTTTGTTTGTGGACTACGAGTCCGTTGCCTTTGGAATCAACCAGTTCTACGGATCGAACGCTCTCCATGCGGGCCAAGGTCTTGATCATCTCGATGGGATCATGGGCTTGGGACACGCAAGTGAGGTGGATATCACCATCTCCGTAGTTGGTCTTTAGATTCTCTTCGGTTCGATCACGCACCACTCGGATGGTTCTTCCATCTGAGAGATGGACCACCTTGATGGATTCGACGAGCGGGAATGCGTGACGGCTCATTGCTTAGAGGTTTTACCGCAATGGGGGCAGTGCCGGCCTAGGCCGGGATCGGCGGGTAGAGTACCAAGCCACGAGCACAGATCGTGGTAGGATCGAACACCGAAGTTCGGCCACTTGAACGGTACGATTTCACGGGTTTCGATCAACAGAATGGCGGTCGCCTTATCCTCGACTCCAAGCTTCTCCATTAGGTGCGTGTTGCGAGAGCTGAGACCCGCGGTCCATTTGTTATTCGAGGCATCCCGCTTCTTGCCGGCGGCGATGATCTGGAACACCCGTTGCTTTGAGATGTTTAACTCTGCACCGATAGCTTTGTAGGTAAGTCCCTTAACCCTGAATTCTCTTACCTTATCGATTGAATCGTTGGTTTTCATGTATGTATGTTTGAGATACTTTCTTTTTTTCTTCTTTGGTTCTTTATCTATTGCAACGGTATCTGGACCGCTCGATACCGTTTCTGTGCTTTGTGGCACTGGAC